GCAAAGATTGAGTCTGACGAATTATTTACTGCAATTGAAAATGGAGAGATAAATGGTTTCTCTATTGAGATTAAAGCAGATATTAAACCAACAATTAATAACGAAGAACAAATGAACGAATTTAGTTTTGGCAAAGAACTTGGTAAGTTGGAGGCTCAATTTGAGACGATGACTAACAAGTACGAAGCAAGAATTGAAGCTTTGGAGAACGAGAATAACTTGCTCCTTGAAGCTGTGACATCTTTTGAAGAAAAGTTCGCTGGCGTTGAAGACCTAAAGTCTGCCGTTGAAATGATTCAAAAGCACATTGAAAGTATGGGCGCATCTCAAGAAGAAGAAAAAGAGATGGGCGAGCATACCGAAGATGAAGAGAAAAAAGAAATGGCTTCTGATGAAAAGGAAGAGGAAGTAGCTTCTGATGAAGAAGAGATGGCCTCTGAAAAAGAAGAAGTTGTGGAAGAAGAAGAAAAGTATTCTGCTGAAGAAGTAACTAACGAGTTGGAAGTTGAGGAGCAATTTGCTGCTGAACAAAAGGCTGAAGAAGTTGAAGAAACAGTAGAAGACAAGACAGTAGTTTTTAATGGTATCACTTCTGAAAAAGTAGATATGATTAACAACTTCTTTAACCGCAAGTAATTATTGTAAATTAATTAAACGAATCCTCTTAAATTAAAATAAAATGAGTATAGTAATATCAAACTTGCCATACGGTGACAGACGTCCAGACCTCTTCATTGATACTATGGTAAAATCGGCAGCGGTATTAAACCGTTTCCGCCTTGTAGATGGTGTTAAAGCTAAGGTAAACGTACCTATCTTTGACGCTACATTATCTTTCGGTTCAGACCTTTGTGTATTTGACGGCAACTCTGCTGCTACAATCGGTGAAAAAGAAATGACTGTAACTACTTACAAGTGGTCTTTCTTAAACTGTAAAAACGCTCTTGAGTCTTCTTACCGTGGTCTTCTTTTAAAGAAAGGTCAGAACAACCCAGAGACTATGGACGCTGAGTTCAAGGATTGGGTATTTGACTACTTCGCAAAATTGTCTGCTGAAAAAGCATTGACTGTTGCAGGTACTGCATTGACTACTGAAATGGCTGCTGATGCTGCTGTATTAGACTACGATACTGATGCTGTATTAACTTCTGCTAACATCCTTGACAAATTGGAAGGTGCTTACGAAACAATGTCTGACGTTATGTTGGCTGCTGTTTACGGAGACGCTGACCGTGATTTCAAACCTGCTATCTTCTTGGGAACTGCTGCTATGCAACACTACCAAATCGCTATCGCTGGTCTTTACACTACTACTCCACAAGGTGTTGTAGAAGGTGGTGTACCGAACTACTACGGTATGGAAGTTATTCACTTCCCATCTATGCCTGCTAACGAATTTATGATTGCTGCTGCACAGAACATCGTAATGTTGACTGATGAGTACAATGACGTTCGTGCAATTGATATGAAGTACGAAGCTGAACTAAGCTCTGACAAGATTTGGGGACAGTTCAAGTTAGGTTTCTCTTACTTGAAAGGTGAAGAGATTGTCTACGCTAAGAACTTCGCATAATAATAATAACTAACGGAAGGGCCTTGCGCCCTTCCTATAATACCCTATAAAAAATGGCTTGTACTGTAACTCTTGCTGATATTACTTACGGATGTGATGATTTAGGTATTGGTGGTATTGTAGAACTTCACGTGGCTTCACGTGCTGCTGCTCTTGCTGTCCTTACTTCTGATGATTCTACTCGTGTAGTATCTGCTGCAAGTGGTGCTGCTTCTGATGTAGTTCAATTCTCTTTCAACTTGAAAGATGGATTCTCTGTATTCTCTGAAGTTAAGACCGCTAACGCTGACGGAACTTTCTCTACTGTTCCAACTATCTCCGCAGAATTTCCAAAGATGGATGCTGCTCGTATCACTGCTTTAGACCAAATGTCTAATGGCGCACCAGAATTAGTAGCTTTCGTTAAGACTGCTGCTGGAACTCACCACGTATGTGGTTTAGATTTCGGTCTATATGTTTCTACCATTGATGGTAACTCTGGAACTGGTCGTTCTGAAAAGAACCGTTTCCAAGTAACCTTGACTGGTGAGGAAGCTGGATTGTCTTACAGCATCACTGATGTTTTATTTGCTACTGCAACTGCATAATAGCAAATCTTGTAAATTAACACAAGGGGGAGTGGAGCAATCCTCTCCCCTTTTTATTTAAAAATATATGGCTTTCAATTGTAGCATCTTATTAAGCGATATTGATATCAATTGTAACAAAAGAGTTACAGGTGGTATCAAGAAAGCTGTCCTATTATTACAAAAAGACTTGACCATTACCTTTGACCCTATTGATGAGACACAGGTAACTCAAGTAGACACACTAAATACCGTAACCTTTGCTCATAATCCAAAGGACGGGACCACAACCTTTACAGAGAACAAGAACACTTCTAATGGATTGGGAGTTGTATCTACAGATATTACTATCCAAACTCCTGCTGTGGACAACAAGGTAAATCAAATAGACCTTATGAGCCGCAGAGAAGACATCTGCTGCGTTCTTTTACACAACAACGACACTGTGACCATCAGTGGATGGATGGATGGCTTAACGATGAACTATAACGCTAATAGCGGTACAGGAGTATCGGATAAATCTTTTGTTGATATAACACTAAATACTGAAAGTGGTATTGCTTCTTTAGCAATCAATGATAAAGCGGTGTTTAGCGACCAAACAATCTTTGAT